CAGCAATATCCGACAACTACTGAATGAGTTCTGATATATGGAGTGAGATACCATTATAATAGAATATTTTCAGTCAATTGTCAATGATTTTTGCTGAATTATTTCAACTAATATATGAAAGGAGTGAAAAACTTAATGAATGATTTTGAAAAAGCAGTAAGAAAGGCACTGATTGATCGTGAAATGAAGCTTACTGACTTGGCTGATGCACTTGGAATCAGTTTGACTTATCTGTATGACATTCTAAATGGCAGCAGAAAAGCAGAACATCAGAAAAAGAAGATCATTGAGATCTTGGAACTGGAAGGTGACTTTGAAAGTTAAGGAAGGTTGGTGCAATGAAAAAAATTCTATTTGGATGGATTGAACAGATCATTGAATTTGATTCAGCAGAAGAAAGGAAATCATTCATTGATCAGACAGAGGGTGTGAAGGTTGTTGAACTCTTTGAACAAGATGGAAAATACAACCTTCATGTCAAAAGACCTTACAACAAAAACAAAATGAAATGAAAGGATGGTTGAAAATGAGTTTCTCAAAGAATTTGAAAAAGGCAATGGAAGAAAGGAATATGTCACAGGCTGAACTTTCAGCTTTGACAGGGATCGGAAAGTCATCAATTAGTCAGTACCTATCAGGTAAGAATGAACCAAAACCACAAGCAGTTGAAAAAATGGCAGAAGCACTTGAATGTTCAGTTGCTTACTTAAATGGACTTACAACTTGCAGTGATCCAACTGATGACCCAAATGGTTTGAAGAATGTTCCAGTATCAGTGGCAGCACAAAAGCTTGGGAAATCTGAACAGTTTGTCAGGGTTGGACTTCAAAGAAATATACTTCCATTTGGGGTTGCTGTTCAGCTTTCATCAAGGTTCAGTTATCACATTTCACCAAAGCTTCTGAATGAATACATTGGTGGATAAAAGAAAAAGCACCAAGGAAATTGCAGTTTCCACTGGTGCAGATGAAAAAATATTGTATCTATAAATTATATATGAAAGGGTGTGAAAAATCAAATGGAATTATACCCACACCAGGAAGAAGCTTTGATTCAAACAAAAGATTTCAACAGGGTTGCATATTACCTGGACATGGGTCTTGGAAAAACATTTGTTGGATCAGAAAAGATGATGCTGCTTGGAACGGATCTTAATATCCTGGTATGTCAGAAATCACTGATTCCAACTTGGATAGACCATTTTGAAAAGTATTACCCACAGTATGAAGTGATTGACATGACAGTGAAGAAGTCATCACAGCATTACTTGGAAAATAAAAACACCATAAAGAAATGCATCCTGGTTGTGAATTATGATCTGCTGTTCAGAAGAAAATTCTTCCTTGAATTAGAGCATTACACCCTGATGTTGGATGAAAGTTCCATGATCCAAAATGAAGATGCTAAAAGGTCAAAATTTGTTCTTCAAATGAAACCTGACAATGTGATCCTTCTATCAGGAACACCAACATCAGGGAAATATGAAAACCTATGGTCACAGATCAACCTGCTTGGATGGAACATTTCAAAGAACCTTTATAACAGGCAGTATGTGAATTGGACAACCATTGAAGTTGGTGGATTTCCAATGAAGATTGTTGACAAAGAAGAACCTTACAAGAATGTTGATAGATTGAAACAGAAACTTAGGGATCATGGTGCAGTGTTCTTGAAAACAAATGAATGCTTTGAACTTCCTGAACAGACTTTCATCAACATCAGTGTTCCAACAACCAAGGAATACAGGAAATTTCAAAAGGATTCAATCATCACAATTGACACACTGAACTTGATTGAATTTGAAGATGACAGTGATTTTGAAGGAACGGATGTGACACCAAGAATTGAACTGATCGGTGATACTACCCTGACAAAACGGTTATATTCCAGGATGCTTTGTGGTCAGTACAACAAGGACAAGCTGAAAGCATTTGAAGACTTGGCATCCAGTACACAAGACAGATTGATTGTCTTCTACAACTTCAATGAAGAATTGGCACTGTTGAAGAAGATTGCAGCAAAGCTTGGAAAACCAATTTCAGAAGTAAGTGGACAGGTCAAGGATCTATCCAACTATGAAAAAGAAGATAATTCCATCACCTTGATTCAGTACCAGGCAGGGGCAATGGGATTGAACCTTCAAAAGTCAAACAAGATCATATACTTCACATTGACTGAAAAAAGTGAACTGTTTGAACAGTCAAAGAAAAGAATTCACAGGATAGGTCAAAGCAACAACTGCTTCTATTATCTTCTAATTTGCAAAGGAAGCTTGGAAGAAGACATTCTTCAAACATTAGAAATGAGAAAGGACTATACGGATGAATTATTCAGAGAATACACCCAAAAGTAATGCAGCAACTTTGAAAGCTGCACACAGACAGACCATGAAGAAGAAAAGAATCAGGAAGGTGATCATTTCATGAATTGTGATCCTGACCATTGGAATTCTGATTGGAAATAGCATTGCAAGGATTGGTCTTGCAGCAGACAAACAAGAAACACTTCAACAGTTCAGTGAAATTGAACCATATGGAACTATTGATGGAAAAACCTTCAACTGGGGTCTTTCATCAGATTGGACAAGTGGTGCTGAACTTGGATTCATTCCACTGGAAGTTGGACTGGATGAAGATCTTCAAGAATTTATCTACTGCTTGTCATATGGCTACAATATAGATTTTCCATTTGTCATGGGGTTGATCCAAACAGAAAGCACATTCAATTCTGACATAGTGAGTTCAACCAATGATTATGGACTGATGCAGATCAACACAGTGAATCATGAATGGCTTCAAGAAAAGCTTGGAATAAAAGATTTCCTTGACCCATACCAAAACACAAGATCAGGGATCTACATACTTAGAAACCTATTTGAAAAATATGAAGATCCTGCAAAAGTCTTGATGGCTTACAACCTTGGTGAAACTGGTGCAAAGAAGCTTTGGGATAAAGGCATCTATGAAACAGACTACACCAGGAAAGTTTTCAACAATATAGAGCAATTCAAAAATTATATGAATGAAAGGAATGAAAATCATGAGTAATGAGAACAACCAAGTTCAAGTATTTGAACAGCAGCACATGCAAGTATTCAAACAGTTGGCTGACATAACCAAAACAAAGAAGCAGCTTGAAGAACAGGAAAAGAAGGTCAAGGAAGATCTTGAAAAGGCAATGGATGCCTATGACATTAAGTCCATTGACAATCAGTTCTTGAAGATCACCAGGGTGAATGGTAGCACTTCCACTTCTATTGATCTGAAAGCACTGGAAGAAAAAGAACCAAAACTTTATGGTGAACTGCTTGAAGATTATCCAAAGGTTACAACTAAAAAGTCATACCTGACTTTCAAGGTGAAATAATTTGGCATCTGAAAAGCTGTTTGAAAAAAAAGTTGAAAAGTACCTGCATTCAATCGGTGTTTATCAAGCAGGCACACCTTCACATCATATGAAGGAAAAACAGATTGGATGGTTCACAAAGATTTGGGGTGGTGGTTATCAGAAAAGTGGAATCCCTGACCTGATCCTTTGTGTGAATGGGTTCTTCATCACAGTTGAACTGAAAGCACCAAATGGAAAAGCATCAGAACTTCAAAAGATGAATACAGCAAGGATCAATCAGTCAAATGGAATTGGAATCATCCTTTTCCCTGATGGGTTTGAACAGTTCAAAGAGATTATGAAAGGGGTGATAAATTGCAAACATCACATTCAAGAATTGACCTATATAAGAAATGCCCTTTCAAGTACAAGTTGCGATATGTTGACAAGTTATTGACATTGCCACCTGACAATGCAGATCATCCATTGATTATTGGAACTGCAATGCACACAGGACTTGAAAAGGGTGTGGATGTGGCAATCAAAGAATATTACATGTCATATCCAATCATCACAGACAGACACATTGAAGAAGCAATGAAGCTTGAAAAAGTAATACCAAAGGCAGCAACCATGATCCCACAGGGTGAATTTGAAGTAAAGATTGAGAATGAACATTTCATTGGATTCATTGACCTTCTTGCACCTGCAACAGTGTTTGAACGTGGGGTTGAAGTACCAAACCAATATGACATCTATGACTTCAAGTATTCCAACAATGTTTCCAACTACAAGAAGTCACAGCAACTTCATTTGTACAAATACTTTTGGGAAAAAGAAAACCCTGGGAAGAAGATCAGAAACATGTACTTCTTATTTGTACCAAAGACAAGCATCAGACAGAAGAAAACAGAAGACTTGTTTCAGTTCAGAAAAAGAATTGAAAGTGAATTGGACAAGCTTGAACCAAAACTGGTTCAAATTGAATATGACCCTTCATATGTGATTGAATTCATGATTGATGTGAAGAACGTGATTGAAGCAACAGAATATCCAACATGTGAAGGTTACCTTTGTAACTTTTGTGAATACCAAGACTATTGTCAGAAAGGATGGGATTTTATGTTATTACCCAAAAATGAAAGAAGAAATATTGAAAAAATTGAAAAGAAGGTTGTTTGGATGTATGGTTCACCATTCAGTGGAAAGACCACATTTGCAAACAAGTTCCCTGATCCACTAATGCTGAACACTGATGGAAACATCAAGTTTGTTGATGCACCTTACATTCCTATCAAAGACCAGGTGTCAGTTGAAGGAAGAATGACCAAAAGAACACTTGCATGGCAGACTTTCAAGGAAGTCATTGCTGAACTTGAAAAGAAGGACAACCAGTTCAAGACCATTATTGTTGACTTACTTGAAGACACTTATGAATATTGCAGACTGTACATGTATGACCAAATGGGAATCACCCATGAATCAGATGACAGTTTCAGGGCATGGGATAAGGTCAGAACTGAATTCCTTTCAACGTTGAAGAAGCTGATGAACCTGGACTATGAAAATATTATCCTGATCAGTCATGAAGATACATCCAAAGACATCACCAAAAAAGGTGGTGACAAGATCACAGCAATCAAACCAAACCTTCAAGAAAAGACAGCAAACAAGGTTGCAGGAATGGTTGATATTGTGGCAAGGGTTGTGGCTGATGGTGAAATCAGAACCTTATCATTCAAGACAAATGAAGTGATATTTGGTGGTGGCAGACTTACTGCTTCAACAAATGAAATTCCACTTGATTATGCTGCTTTCCTTGAAGTCTATGCAGAAGCAAACAAGAATGCAGTTGCAAAGATGAAGGGTGAAGAACCAAAGACCACAGCTTCAAATAAAGGCACTGGTGAACGAAAAGGAAGAACATCAAAGAAGAACCCAACTGATGAAGAAAAACCGTTAGATGAAGAAAATATGACTTCTGATGACCAATCTGAACCAGTTGAAGAACCTGAAAATGTTCCTGATGAATCCACTGATGAAGAACCAGTTGAACAGTCAGATCCAATTGAAGAACCAGTTCAGGAAGAACCAAAGACCAAGACACGTTCAAGAAAAGCAAGAAATGAAGAACCAAAGGAAGAACCTGCTGCTGAACCTAAACAGGATGAAGCACCAAAGACAAGAACAAGAAGAAAAAGGGGTGAATAATCGTGAACAACTATGAAAAATTCTTGAAGCTTCTCCATGACAAGGGTCATGTTAAAGCAATGACTGTTGCAGTCAACCTTGCACCAATTGATTTCCTTCCTGATGAAGTGAAACCATCAGTGATTAAAAGTTGTGTGGCAACATCCATTTCAACAATCCTGATGAAAGATCCTGAAATCAAGCAGGTATTTGACAGGGCAGCATGTGATCTGATGCTTGACCAGGTTGTCAAAGACCTGGACTTGAAAAAGGATGAAAACTTCAAACCAAGTCCACATGATCTGTTTGCAAAATCAATTGCAGATGCACTGTTTGCAAACATGTTCAAGAAATAGACATGGCTGATGTAATAGTTCTAAAAGATCAAAGTGTTCACACAGTATTTGAACCAACAGATTTTGAATACCTGGTTGAAAGGTACATGGGGTATGATGCAGAAAAGTATTTCAGGGAAACAATTGAAAAGCTTCAAGAAGAAGCTATATACACAACAGCAAAAGTTGAAACTGACCTTGGATCTTATGAAGCATCACTTGAAAGCAACACTGCTTGCTTTCAAGACATCCTTGACATAACAGAACAAATGAAAACCATCCTGGAAGCACCAAGGATGAACAAGAACAAAATGTTCAAGTTGATTGAACAAGTTCAAAAAGAAATTAACAATCAAATCTGAAATAAAAAGAAAAGGAATAGGTGAATTAAAATGGCAAATATTTGGGATAAGTTTGATGAAGCAATTGACACAAAGGGATTGGCTGATGATGTAAAAGAAGCAGCAGTGAATGGAACTGGATCATTCAAGGAAGTTCCACATGGAGAATATGAAGTTGAAGTGAACAAGATGGAACTGATTGCATCCAAGAAGGGTGATCCAATGGTCAGCATTTGGTTCAAGGTTGTAAGTGGTGAATATAAAGGCAGCTTGATCTTCTTCAACCAGGTCATCACACAAGGCTTCCAAATCCACATTGTGAACGAACTTCTTCGTTCAATGGACACTGATCTTGACATCAAGTTTGAAACATACAAGCAGTATGGATCACTGATCATGGACATTGCAGAAGCAATTGATGGACAACTTGAATTTGCTTTGAAGTACAGCAAAGGCAAGAAGGATTTCAGCACTTATGAAATCACAGAAGTGTTTGAAGTAGAATAACAGGTCAGGGTCAGGGGTGCAAAATTTTTTTCAAGCACCCCTTCACCCTACACTTCCCCATTATTAGTATTACCAAGAAAAATAAATCTTATACAGAAAGGATGTGAATAAATTGTTGTTCTATGACTTTGAAGTTTTCAAAGAAGATTGGTTGGTTGTAGTGATTGACATGACAAAGAAAAAAGAACATGTCATCATCAATGATCCTGCTGCACTTGAAAAATTACACAGCGAAAATATCAATGAAATATGGGTGGGATTCAATTCAAGACACTATGATCAGTACATTCTGAAAGGCATCCTTTGTGGGTTCGATCCTAAAAGAATCAATGATTATATCATTGTAAAAGGCAATCCAGGTTGGAAGTTTTCATCACTGTTCAGGAATGTGAAGTTGATAAATTATGATGTGATGACTGGAATTGATAGAGGTTTGAAGACCTTTGAAGGATTCATGGGAAATAACATCAAGGAAAGTTCAGTTCCATTTGATATAGACAGGAAGCTGACACAAGAAGAACTTGATGAAACAGTGAAATATTGCAGACATGATGTTGAACAAACAGTTGAAGTGTTCCTGGAAAGGAAAGATGATTTTGAAGCACATATGGGATTGGTGAAGCTTGCTTGCAAGGACAAACCACTTGATCTTTTCTTACTTTCAAAGACCAAAGTTCAACTTTCATCAATCATCCTGGATGCAGTAAAGAAAGATCATGATGATGAATTTGACATTGACTTCCCTTCAACCATGAAGATTGAAAAATATACTGATGTAGTTGATTGGTACAAGAACCCTGAAAATAGAAAATACAATGTTGATCCTGATGATCCAAAATCAAAGAAGAATCAGCTTGACATAATGATTGCAGGTGTTCCACATGTGTTTGGTTGGGGTGGGGTTCATGGTGCAATTGACAAGTATTCAGGTGAAGGTTACTTCCTGAACATGGATGTTGCTTCACTATACCCTTCACTGATGATCCAGTATGACCTGGGAAGCAGAAACATGAAAGACCCAAACAAATATGAAGAAATTTATCATACAAGACTTAAATATAAGGCAGAAAAGAACCCATTGCAGCTTCCATTGAAACTTGTACTGAATGGAACATATGGTGCAATGAAAGACAAGAACAATCAGC